CGCAGTTTAAAATACTTATTGGAGAATTATTTTGGTTTAGACAAACACCAAATAAAAAAAATTAAAACTCTCCCCTCACGCTGGGTTACGCTTATAAAATCGTTTCCTATGGTTGTATTGAGTGAGAAAGAGGCTTTTGTATTAAATCTACCAGACGAAGAAAAGGAAGATAAATAGATTTATCTAAAATATTTTAATATTCTATTAATATATAGAATGTTAAATCTCGCATCACTTAATCAAAGAGTTAATTATTTAACCGGAAAAATTAACCAAATACCAATTCCTCCTATTCCTCCGGTGGCGGACACTTTAAGTGCCGTACTGGTCGCCGGAAATAGTGCAGGGTCGTCGGCAATTAACATGAATACAAACGCAATTTCTAACATCACAACTGCAACAGCCAAAACGAGTTTAGTAGTTAATGACGCAATAGTAGGACAAAATGCAACATTAACTACCCAAAACTTAACTATTAATAATGCCGGTTTAACTCCGGCTTTAACTTTAAACCAATCTGGGGTTGGTAGTGGAATATTATATGAGGAAATGTATAACCAAAGAACCGCTATAACTGGTGAGTTTAATAGAATGGGATTTTATAGCAAATCGTCTACTGGTGCAAAAATAGAATATGCAAGAATAAAAGCAGACGCTCCTGTTATTACATCAGGTTCATCAAGAGGCAGAATGGATTTGGGCGTTCAGCAAGGTTCAGGTATAGTAAATTATTTAACCTTAAACGGACAAGTAGGATCAGTAGGGTTGGGTGCTTCTTTGGATTGCAATAGTAATGATATTACGGAATGTAATTCAATAACAACCCCTTTAAGCAACACTTATTCAAAAGAACAAGTTGTATATTTAAATGCGAATACAACCGCTCCTAACTCCGGCTTTACTCTGGAAAGCAATTTAAGATATACTGCTTTTAATTTGGGTAAAGTTCCGGAGTGGATACAAGCACCCGCCGTTACTCCAAATGGTTTCGTTGCAGGTGTGGAAAATATAACCGCAAGTTACGATACATGGGACGGAAAGTTTTGGGTTGGAACAGATGTAGGAAATGTGTATTATAGTAGTGATGGCGGTGTTAATTGGACTATACAGGGTTCGTATGGTGGTAGAATTAGAGTTTTTTGCCCTTATAATAGTGCGAGTGTAATGGCGGTCGGTGGTGATTTTTCAAGCGTTTCGTATAATTATTTGGTCGGTATTAATAACTCTGGTGGTGGGTATAGTTCTTTTGATATTACAGCAGGTCTTACTGGAATGAATGCTCCTGTATATGCTCTTTACGATAATAGTATTAATGTGAGTTTGTATATTGGTGGTGCATTTGACGACTTTTTCGGCATTTTGGGTTCTCTCAATCCTAAATGGGTTACATTAGATTATAACACATCTATTTTTTATCCTTTTAGTAATAACGCCGGTAATGGTTTTTTTGGTGGTGATGTCCTTTCTATTTCACAAGATACTCTTAATTCGGGTCATGTTTTAGTTGGTGGAAGTTTTACCAGCTTAACAGCGAACGGCAATACTTATTCTGTACCTCATCTAATTACTTACTCTACTGGGACTGGATACGATTTGACTGGTATTTTTTTTATTCCAACAACTTTAAATGGTGTGGTTAATGATGTTCTACCTTATAGTGGTGGGATAATGATATTTGGAGGGGCTTTTACTAATCCTTTGGTTTCTCCTACATGGACGGAAAATTACGGAATGGCGATTTATTGGAATGGTACAAATTGGGAAGAAAGCAATTATCCATTCATTAATCCTCTCGCTCCTATTTCATGGATTACCCATTTTCCTAATATTGGTGTGTTCTATACAAATGTAGGTGGTAATACGATATGGGCGAATGGGGTAGAATATGTCCCTAACATTCCTACCGGTTCGGCGTGGGAATGCGTTACTTATAATGGTTCTATTTCTTTATTCGCTACTAACAATCAATCCGGCGTTGGTTTTTTGTTTTATTACTACGACCAAGCAGTCGGTTTAACTATTACCGGAGGAGGTAATACTTTTAACTCTATAAATGGGAGTAATTTTACCAATTGTTTTTTAACAGGTTTGAACTCTGCGGTGGAAATGTTGTGGAACAGCACTTTAAGCAAATGGTTTGTAATTAGTCAGCAGGGTTGTAGTTTTAGTTAAAAAATAATATTATAATAATACATGTTAAGTAGTGAAGGACAACAGATCTCAATATTGGAAGAAATATTGGGTGAAAAGAAACCAGCGAGAAAATGGTATGCAAAATACAAATGTTTATTCTGTTGGTATGTTAAAAAATAATATCCCAATATTATAATGGAGAATGATTGGACTACCGATATAGAACAGGTTTTAGAAAACATTAGAATAAACTGCATTATTTTAAATAAGGAACACAAGAACCGGTATTTTACATTAAAAGAAAACCTTAAATATTATAAAATCCCTGTGATAATATTTTCAAGTATTAATAGCATAGTAAGTGTAGGATTACAGCCATATTTACCACAGGGTACAATTAGTATGATGACCTGCCTACTAGCTCTAATTTGCTCTATAATTGGATCTATTGAATTATACCTCACTATACAGAAAAGTATGGAAAGCGAACTGATCTCACAGCGAGATTATTACATGTTAGGAGTAGATATTTACAAGACGCTTTCATTATCTAAACAACATAGACCAATACCGGCAAAAGAATATTTAGATAAATGTTATAATACATACTGCAAACTAACCGAAAGTAGTAATGCAATAGCCAAAAGAGTAGAAGATAAACTGATGCCTTTGCCCTCCTCTATAAGCATACAAACGCCAAGCCCAACCCCTTCTCAATTAACAATTGAAATAGAAAATACCATTTAATTATATATTTTTATCTAACTAATAATATATAATGGAAGATTTAACGGAGATTTTTACCAACAAAAATATAACCGATAGTTCAAGAAAACTATATTTAGCAAATCTAGTTAGATTAAACGGAGGACTGCCTCCCAAAAACTTAAAGTTTTTAAGCGATGTAGAAGCCATTAAAGAGAAGTTGCAAAAGTATAAGCCAAATACACAAAGAAGTTATATTATATCTATTGTCTCTCTTTTAAAGGGATTGAAAGAAAAACAGCAAAAGAAGTTTAGCAAATTATACGATACTTATTATACTATTTTGGACGAAATGAATAAATCACTAAAAGATAATACAGCCAAGACAGATAAGGAAGAGAAGGAATGGATAGGACAAGATGCAGTAAAAGCAAAACTAGAAGATCAAATGAAAGTTTTGGAACAAATAAAAGACAACAAGAAACTAACCCCAGAAGAATATGAAAAGCTTTTGCATTTAGTCGTTCTCTCTTTATTCGTTTTACAGAAGCCTAGAAGAAACAAAGATTACCAAGAAGCATATATTACCAAGAAGTATAAACCGGAATATGGAACAGAGAAGAACTTTTTAGACTTATTTAAGAGCGAGTTTTTATTTAATAACTACAAAACACAGGGTACATATAAAACTCAAATTGTAGCTCTCAATCCGCTACTCCGTGAGATAATAGACTTTTATTTAAAGTTTCACCCTCTCAAAGCCAAGTTTAGAGAGAAAGATGCACTAGTACCTCTTTTAGTTGATTATCAAGGAGAACCTTTTACATCTAATAATGCACTTACTAGAATGCTATATAAAATATTCGGTTCTAAAATTGGCTCGTCCATGTTGAGAAAACTATTCTTAACCGATAAGTATGCAGAGGTAATGAAACAAATGAAAGACGATGTTGCAGACATGGGAACATCAACGCAAACGGCTCAAACTAACTATATTAAGGAATAAGTATAGATAGGGAGGGTTGGGACACTTTGTTACTTTGTTTATAATTCAAAACCATTTATTATTATTATTATTTATTTATCTTTTAAAAAAATAATAACTATCCCAACTATCCCAACTATCCAATCCAAATAGCTACAAGTGCATCTTTCGGCAAACCGGACTTATCCTGTGTATCCTCAACCATTTTATTAAACTCTTTTAGATCCATCATCAAGTCTTTCATACAAATAATTCTTAAAATTATCCAACGCCCACAGGTATTTATACCTGTTTTTAACTTCTGCAAACGCTTCTTATTATAAATAAGTTTATAACCTTTACTTTTAGTCATTAGATCGGTCAAATAATCTTCGTCCTGACCTAGCATCATATTTCTCATTTTACCCAACAGGTTTTTCTGTCTATCAGGCATTCCGGAATATGGATTAAACCATTCTATCGTTTTATCATATTTTAGAATGCAACACCAGTGACCTTTATTTACACTATCTTCAACTAGTATAATTCTAAAATCTCTCGGTTTAGGCAATAGCTCATCTATCGTATTGTAATTTGCTAAATCGCTGTATTTTAATATTTGACCTTCAACACCATCTCCAAAATAGCGTCTAATGTCGCCGTCTGTAATATTAGTACCTATTCGCTCACAAATTAAGTCCTCGTCTAACGGAACAGGATTTTTAAAAAACATATCAGTATGCACCATTTATATAATAATTAGATATATTATATTTTTTGGATTTTGATTTTATTTAGGAAAATAATAAGTATTTAATAGTTATTTTGGCTTAAAAAATAATCTAAACATATAATATATAATGGTGAATTACGAAAATGACTACCTTTGGGGAGAAGCCCAACAACGAAAAATATTTCCGGTTTTAGAAAAAAAATGGAAAAGTTTAAGACAACAAAGCAGATATGCTAAATATGATGCAATCAACGAACATGTAAATATGGAAATAAAAAGTAGGAAAAACTTAAATTGGAATACTTATCCAACAACACTATTGACGATGAATAAAATAAGTGATACTGCAAAAACTAATATATTTATTTTTAATTTTGTCTTTGATATGACGAAAGACATGAGCGAAATATATTATATTGAATATGATGCAGAAAAGTTTAGCCGGTACGAAACGAAAATGTTTAGCAGGGCAAATATTAAAAGTGATGAAAAGGAATATGTCTATATACCGGTTGCAGATCTAACCTTTTTACACAGGGACGAATATGAGAAACACAAATGCCTACTTTTAGAGAAATCAATTGCAATAGAAGCAATTTAATCTAATTATAATAAATAATAATCTAATTACTTATTATATGAACCAGCTTACAGAAAGCTATTTAGCAAATCTTATCAAAGATTTACACAACGCAGAAAACGATTTTTTTAATCCTCAAAATAACCACGCCAACCCCTTAATGCAGGACGACAAATTGCAAAAATTAAAACAACTTAAATCAAAACAAATAAGTAATTTAAAATATAACGCCCAAAAATTAAAAGAACTTTTAGAAAAAATAGATTATCAAATAAAGAACCCAAAAATAAAACCTGTTGGTATATAAATGGGATATACAAAAGAATATCTAATTGGATTTTGCGAGTTTTGGTTTGCTATAATAGGCGTATTTATTATAATGCATACTTTACCTAGTAATGGGCTAGGATCTTGCCGTCATTTGAGAGGAATAGGCGATAATATTGGTTAGAAAATAATACCAATATTATATATAATGGGTTGTTTGGAACGCTTTATTAATTGGTTAAATATATCCAATATGCCGTCTAGCGAACAGAGTATTTTACGAGATTTAAAAACTATTGGTGTTATTGAGAGCTAAAACTTGTAATATAATTTTATATTTTCAAAATGATATAAAATTGTTCCTTTAATAATTTCTGCAACTTCCCATGCTTCTTCTTCATGATTTTTATTTATTATCCGCTCACCTATTTTTTCAATCGTACCACGAGGTTTATATTTATCCATGTAAAACCAGTAATTATAACTATCCTGATTATCAATTATAGTTTTACCGGTTGGAGATTTAATTTCAATATAATAATGATATGGCGAATACTCGTCGTCATTATTATTTATAACATATCGTTTTACCTGCACTTTACAATTCATATTATTTTCTTTAAATAACTTTTTTAGTAATACCGAGCCGTAATAAGAAAATGCTATGCATCGTCCCTGCAATTTAGAATTATTATAAATAAATGTTGTAGCCATGCTTCTCTATACCTATACATATGACGATGTTTTTAAATGGTTTAATAAATACACCTATTTTTCCTTAAATATATTTTAAACCATATTAAAGGCATCTCTATACTATATAGTATAACAGAATGACTGAAATAGCCAACCGCCTCCCTTTTGAACTTGCAAATATTATTTACTCGTATGTTGGTAAGCACCCAGTAGCCCAACTTATAGAAGACAAACAGATTGAAGACGAAGAAAAAACAATTTGTAAAGAGTGCTACTGCGTCGGTGCAGAAGAAGACTACGATGGTATGTGCGAATACTGCTATGCAGAACAGCTCGGCGTAATCGTTTATAAATGTGATAATTGTAGCGAAAAATGTTTTGAGTATGGACGCTTTGAAAATACCGACGACGGATTATTTTGTGGAGCATGTTATATGGGATATTTGGAGATGCAGGAAGAAGAATAATCTAAAAATACAATAAAGTAATCTAAAAAAACATATAAATAATCCAAATAAATCAATTAATATAATGAAATCTAAAATATTTTAGATTTTATTAGATATTCAATAGTAATAATTTTAAAATTATTACTTATATAATCTATTTTTATATATAAGAAATCTAACTTATATATAAAAAATCCAAATACTTACTATAATCTAACTATATATAGATTATTTTTCTGCTGTGTTAGATTTTTGAGCTTCTAGTTTAGGCTTACGGACATTTAAATAGTATTGCCTTTTCTTCTCCAACATTTCTGCATACTTTTCTGGATCGCTAGTTTTAAGCTTATCGTTGTACCTTTTGCATTTTTCCCTGCATTTAGTAGGATTTGCCTTCTGGTAATCGCTCACACGCTTCAAATGCTTTTCGTAAAATGCTACTGCTTTGGCTTCTTCCATCTCTTTACTATATAGTATATAGAAACCTTTATATACTTTTTCTTAAACCTTTAATAACAAAAAATATAATATACTTTAATTATATAAATGTCTTTGAAACATATTCAGCAGAGAAGAAAACAAACTACATTTGGAAGTGATTTAAGTGTTCTAATTGCAGATACTTTTATTAACGGCGATTTAGACATACAGGGACAAATAAACGGCACATCATCACAGGGACAAAATACAAATAATACTTGGACTGGGACGAATACTTATTCTGTTTATAGACCGACTAGTTCTTTACCGAGTGTAGGATTACAGGACGGAGTAAGTCAATCATTTTTAGATACTACAATTACAAATGAAGGAATTATTAATGCAGGAGCTACATGGAGCGGTGTAAATACTTTTAATTATCCTCTCATTATTACCGATATTACCGGTACAACACCTACATACATACCGCCAGTAAATCCTACTGACGCTGTATGTGGTAAATATGTAGCTGATAGTTGGACGGCAAAAGGCTCTGCATATTTATCATCAAATAATACTTGGACTGGATCAAATACTTTTAATATTTTACCTACATGTTTAGACCCTCTGGTAGACACCTCTATTGCAACTAAAAATTATAGTGATACAACTATAACAGCTATTACACAGGGTAAAGCCCAATCAATAGCATCTCAACTAGCTATTGCAGGTGCAGATTGGGGAGCTACTAATCTTGCAGTTTCGGTGCAAATTATCGGCGGAGGTGCTGGTTCAACTTCTTCTGTTGGTGCTTGTTCGTGTAGTAGTGGCGGAGTTTCCGGTGCTTCTGCATCACAGGCTTCTATTATACTTTTAACAGATTATATAGGAGGAACAGGAGGTATGGCTTTATTTGATCTTGCAGTTGGATATGGTGGTAAGGCTGGAACAGGTTGCGGAACTGAAAGTGGTTCTGGCTCTGGTGGTGCAACCAATTTATATATTACTCCAAAAGTAGGTGCAGGATATAATCCGGCACAGGTGAATATTTTAAGATCAAACGGAGGTAATGGGTTCGGTACTGGAACTTGCGGACAGGCAGGTAATCCGTCAGCCGGTTTATATAGTACTATCAATCCTTCGGTTGTAGCTCCGTTTTCATATTCTAATGGAAAAGGTGGGTCACAATGTGCCGGAGCAATTCCTCAATATTACGGAATAAATACTTTTGGTTGGGGTGGTAGGGGAGCGTCATGTGCGACCGGAGTTGCAGGAGGAAATGGTGGATATGGTATTACATTCTTTACAGGATAAGTATTTTAATATCCAATTTTAGAGATTATTTACAAAAATATATAATATATTTCTATATTATATAATGTCTTTACAAGGTATTCAAGATTTAGATGAGAGTTGGACTTTACGAAATAGTCTAACAATAAACAATAATGTTGAGGTACTAGGTGATTTAAATACAACAGGCTTTATTTACGATGGTGGTATTCCTGTTAATATTCAAGGGTTAAATAATGTATGGACTGGTAATAATGCATATACGATTTCGTTGCCTACCTATTTAGATCCTGTTGCAAATAACGAAATGGCTACGAAAAATTATTTAGACACGGCTGTTGTTGGATTAGGTGCAGGACTTTTGCCGTTGAATAATGTTTTTTCCGGAACAAATTATATGACCGGACTTCCTGTAATTTCTGGGACGGCTACTCCGGCTTCTAACGAGTTGGTAAATAAGGCTTTGGTTGATGGGTTTATTTCTTCTAGTACTGGTGCATTAGGAACGAATAATGTATGGACTGGAACAAATACTTTTAATAATGTAGTAAGTGTTCCTACTCCTCTAACAGATGCTACTTTTGCAAACAAAAAATATGTTGATGATAGTATTACAGCTTTTAATGCTTCCGGTGGAAAAGTTGAATATGTTGAGGTGGTTGCTACTGGTGCTACTACTTTAACATGCGACCCTGCTGTCTATTCTGGCTGTATTATTTTAATGTGTGCCTGTGGTGGTTTTGGTGCAAATACAAATCCGCCGACAAGTGGCGGAGCAAGTGTTAAATCGTTTGGTGGTGCTGGTGGATATGCTGTTTTTAAAGTTCCGGCTTTTACTGGAAATGCTACTTTTACAAATACAAGTAGTCAGTTAAACTCTGCCGGTGCAGGTATAATTGGGTCGGCAGTTTTTACTCTTCCTAATTTGGCTACTATTGCAAATATTTCCGCCGGTGGTAATGGTGCGATAGGTGCTTCCGGTGTCGGCGGTTCTGTTGATATGGGTTCTTTTCAAGGAGTTCAAAGAATTAATGGTAGTACTGAACCATTACAAAATCCTATAACAAATGACGCTATTACAAAGAGTTATAATATTGGAGTTTTAAATGGATACGGAAATGGTGGGTCTGCACGATACGATACAGGGGTTCAAACTTTACCTACTGGCGGTTATTTGTTGCAGATAAAGTTTAAGAACTAATTTCAAGGTTTTAGTGATATATAATATATGTAAAAATATAATATATCATATTAGTATATAATGTCTTTACAAGGATTTCAAGGTTATACTCAACCATTAGTTTTGAATGGTGAAGTAACAATAAACGGATCACTAAACGCTAAAAATGTATATGTTTCAGGTGTTATTACTGGTGCAGGTATTAGCACGGATATTTTAGCTACTGATAATGTATGGACTGGAACAAATGATTTTCAAGATGTAGTAAGTTATACCGGCGGTGCTGTTGCAGGTGCAACTGATTTAATACAACAAGCCCAAGTAGATCAAGAGGTCGCTGGATATGACCCTTTAACTATATCTAATATATGGACTGCTATTCCTACTTTTAGTAATGTAGATCCTCCAAGTGTGCCTCCGGAAAGCGGTGCTACTTTAAATCCGGCTGATCTATTTTCATATACAAGTATGACTAATTATACAACGGCTAATCCGTCAGGGTTATTAGCAACCAATAATACCTTTACCGGAACGCAAAACTTTACCGGTTTTGCAGGTGTTTCTATTCCTCAATTGGAAATACCGACCGCATTACAACAACCGGCTTCCAAAGCGTATGTAGATGGAAAAATTGAGGTTGCAGGTAAAACTTTAACCTATACAATTACTACTGCTGGAACTTATAGTTTTATAAATATAAACAGAGCAAATATAGCTAAAATAGATTATTGGCTATTTGGTGGTTCATGTGGCGGTTATTCTGGTGCAGTTGTTTCTGGAACAATTGGAAACGGATTAGGTATAAATGGGTCATTAGTTTTGAATATTGGAACTACTGCTGATCCGGCGGTAGTTGTTACTACACAAGATAAAAATACTCCTAGTTCTACATCGCTTTTAGTTTCAAATGTTCTAGTTGCTGGTGCAGGAGGAGCATGTAATTTAAACGGAAGTTTGGTAGGTGGAAATATTCTTACAAACGATTACGGCGGTGTGAATGGAATATCAATTGGCGGTATTAATGGTACGAATGCATTAGCATATAGTAATATATTAGGTACTGGAACTAGTGCAGGAGGAGCTATTTTCGTAGCTCAATATCTTTAATAGATTATTATAAAATAATAATATCTACCCTTATTATATAATAATGTCGCAACTTTCAACATTTAAGAAAGCTCAAAATCCAGATATGGTTTATTACGATATAGTCTCAACTAATTTTCAAAGTACAACTACGGAAGAGCCATTTTTAAGATTTAACGAAACAAGAACTAATCCTGTTATTCAAAATACAGGGGACTATTATTTAAGTATTGTGAGATTTAGTTTAGACACTTATAATCTTCCAAATCTTATATGTGAAATCCAACCTAATCAAGGCAATCCAGATTTGTCTATTTATTCAGTAACATTAGAGTATGATGATGGTGTGGGTGGTATTACTCCTTCAAATCAAGAATATCTAATTTGGTCGCCTCAAAATGTAAACGCCCAAGTGCCTATTCCTCCAAGTGCAACAACCAATAAGTTTCAAGAAAATACTAATTATTACTATGTATATCAGTTTCAATATTTTCTTTCAATTATAAATACTGCTTTGGCTTCTGCTTTGGCTTCATTAATAGCCAATACTGGTGGCGGTGCATCTCCAATCGCTCTCGCTCTTCAACCTGTACTAACATGGGACGTGACTTCGCAAAAAGCTATTCTACAAGCTCAAACTCAATATTACGACAAGGAGAATGTAGCAAAAATTAAGATCTATATGAACCCTCCTCTTTTTGCACTTTTTAATAGTTTCCCTTCTCTTAATTTTGGAACTGGTGCATCAGTAAGTTTAGGGAGAAATTACCAATTGGTAATAGCTAATTTTGGAGGGGTCAATACTATTGAACTTCCTACTAATCCTGTTCCTCCTGCAACTGCTTCTGTTTGGACGCAAATGTTCCAAGAGTTTAGCACAATTGATACATGGTCGCCAGTTGCTTCTATTGTTTTCACTTCCAACACTATTCCAATTATTAGCAATCAACTTTCCGCTCCGTTAGTATTTAACAACGGACAGAGTAGCTCTGGTATAGGAAATAATGCAAACTTCGCCCAAGTTATTACAGATATGGCTACTAATCAACAGGTATTTAAGCCAAATGTTTTATACAATCCAACCGCCGAATATCGCAGAATTGATATGACCGGTAATACTCCTTTGACTAATATTGATTTAAATGTTTATTGGAGAGATAAATTAGGACAACTTATTCCCTTTACTTTGGCTTCTGGGGCTTCTGCATCTGTTAAGTTTTTGTTTGAAAGGAAAGACCGATTTTTTCATCAAAAAGGTTCAGGAGTTTAGACAAATAGTTTATATCCAAAAACTATAATTTATATTATCTTTTCTAAAAAAATAATATATTTAGATATTATATAATGAGTGCAGACTTTAAAACGACCCTTATTAAGGACGGACGACTAGCCGACATTACCGATCAACTCGCATACGCCGTTGCTTCTGGTGCTTCATCAAATACTTATCAGCAATTTTCCGCTGTTTCAACATCTAATTCTTCTATGACTTTCAATATTCAAGTACCAAGTGAGAATATTGTTGTTTCCAGAGAGGTTCTTATCCAGACTGATATTTACTTTACGATCAATATTACTGCCGTACCTGCTACTGAAACCGCTTTCAACTACGGATCTACTGATGCTTTCCAAGCTTTCCCTTTGAACTCTCTTTTTACTACATGCTCCGCCCAGATTAACAATACTAATGTTTCTAGTAATCTTCAAGATATTCTCCCTTCTATTCTCCGCCTTAACGACAATAGAGAACTTTACAGATATAATGGTATGACCCCCTGCCTTCCAGATCAAGCTTACAAGAGATTTATTGATGGCGTTGATACTGCAAACAATCCTCTCGGTGATTACGGCGACCAATCTTACGATGGCGACCTAATCCCTCGTGGTGCTTTCCCTGTTACTGGTCTTACTTTGCTTCACAATATTACTGCCGGTGGTACTGATGCTTCCCCTGTTTCTACAAATGTGTTGGATACTTTCGTTATTACTGGTATGGTTAAGGTGACAGAGCCTTTGATGGGTCTTTCCCCTTTCATTTACGGAGATGCCGTTTATAACAAACAAGGTTTAGTAGGAATTAATGCTATGTCTTTTGTTTTCAATATTGATAGTTCGTGCAAACGCTTTTTCTCAACTGCTTCCCCCTACACCTATTCAGTTAGTTTAGGAACACAGGCTCAACAAAATCCTTTCCAAAATACTAGAATGTTAGTCAATTTCCTTTCTACTCAACCTACGGATTTGATTTCTGCTCGTAATGTTGTGCCTTATATGGATCTACCTAGATATTTGAGTTTGCAGTCATCTACCGGTGCTTTAAACGCCGGTGCATCTGCTTCTTATAACTCGCAAAATATCCAAATCAATCAGCTTCCGGATTATTTCATTATTTCTGTTCGTAAGCCTATGAGTACTCAATCGGTTAAGGATAGTTCAACCTTCTTTAAGATTAATAGCATCAGCGTCAATTTGAATAACACTTCTGGTTTGCTTTCATCTGCTCTTCCAGAGGATTTGTGGCGTATTTCAGTTAATAATCACTCTACTCAATCATGGACGGAGTTTAGCGGTTCTGCTACTAGTGCTAATAATGCTTCCGGTGTTGGAACTGCCGTTAGAACTACCGGCTCTCTTCTTATCCTTTCTCCTGCATACGATTTGTCGCTTCCTGATTACCTCTCATCTGGTTCTATCGGTCAGTACAATTTCCAATTCCAAATTAATTGCACCAATATTGATAGTGTAGCCGTTGTTCCTGAAATATGTATTATTTGTGTGAATAGTGGTATATTTACTACTATTGCAGGTTCTTCCAATATTTACACAGGTATTCTTACAAAGCAGATGGTTTTGGACGCAAAGACCAACGAGGAAAGTTTAGACCCTGTTTCTTCGGTTCAGTATAACCGAATGGTTGGCGGTGCTTCCATGTGTGATAGAATTGCTACTGCTTCTAAAAAGCTTCCTATTGTTCGTGATTTAGCTGATCGTGCAAAGCGATTGGTTGGAATGGGTGTCCCTTCTGGTGCAGGTGTTTCTTCCGGTGCTGGTAGTCGTCTAGAAAAACTTTGTTATTAAAAACTTTCTGGGATAGTTGGGATAGTATTTAGTAATATTTAATTGAATAAATAATAAAATAAGTGATAATCATTTTATTATTAAAATATAGGTTTTAAATATCCCAACTATCCATATATATAATTATTATTAAAATTATTATATATATTAATATTATATAATGGCTTCACGAAACTATGGAATGGCTTTTGATACGCCGTATAATGAACGACTTTTAAGCGTTTTAGAGAAATACGACAGAGAGAGAGATACTAATGGAGAACCAGATATTTTTGGTTCTAGTATGGAGGGCGGTGCATTTTTAGGAGCAGATGGGCGAGTACATACAACCGGTATGTATCACCCCCATTTAAGTCACCCTATGCTAGGATCTATGGTTAGAGAAATGGACGGAGGAAAGTTTAATTTTGGTAAGGCTTTGGGTTCAGTTGCAAAGGGCGTAGGAAAAGTTGCTTTGCCTATTGCAACAAAAGTAGGAACAAAAGTGGCGGAAGATGCTTTAATGTCTGCTATGATGGGTGCTGGTGTATATAGTGCCGGTGGTGTATATAGTGCAGGAGCTATGTATAGACCTGCCGGTATGGTTTCACCTTTCGTGCATCAGCCAGATCCTTTTTCTAGGGTTCGTTCTGGAACTATGGCTACTTATCCGGCTTACAACGCAGTTGAGATGAGAGCATTAGACGGCGGATCATGTTGCGGTATGTGTGGCTCTGGTGTTGGTTCTGGTGGAAAGTTTAATTTTGGAAAAGCTCTCGGTTCTGTTGCAAAAGGAGTAGGAAAAGTTGCTTTGCCTATTGCTACAAAAGTAGGTACAAAAGTGGCGGAAGATGCCCTAATGAGTGCTTTGGCTGGTGCTGGTGTTGGTTCTGGTGGAAAGTTTAATTTTGGTAAGGCTTTGGGTTCAGTTGCGAAAGGCGTTGGAAAAGTTGCCGTCCCTATTGCTACGAAAGTGGGAACAAAAGTAGCAGAAAAGGCTTTAATGAGTGCTTTGGCTGGTGCTGGAAAGAAACCCAGAGGCAGACCTAGAAAGATGGTTTCCGGTGCTAATTCTCCTATGGGAGCTTCTGGTGGAAAGTTCAGTATTGGAAAGGCACTCGGTTCTGTTGCGAAAGGTGTTGGAAAAATTGCCGTCCCTATTGCTACAAAAGTAGGAACAAAGATGGCGGAAGACGCAGTAAAATCTTATATGTCTGGTGAAGGTGTGATGAGTGCCGGAGTTGGAGAAATGAAGCGACCAAGAGGCAGACCTAGAAAGATGGACGGAGGAAAGTTTGATATTTTTGATACTATTACAAAAATAGGCAAAAAAGCCGGATCTCCATTTGAGAAATCTGTTGGTGTTAATCCTTTCACTATGGGTTTTGATTTAGGTAAAGATGTTATAGCTCCTGCACTAATGGGGAAGGGTGTTGGAAGTGGTGGAGCTGTTGATGGACGCAAAAAAAGAGCTGAAATCGTTAAAAAAGTAATGAAGGAACATGGCTTAAAAATGACCGATGCCTCCAAGTTTGTAAAACAGCACGGATTATATTAAGCTAGTATAAATGCATTTTAGACATATATTATTAATATTAAAATAATAATATATATTATTATATATATAATGCCTACTATACCGAGATATAATCAAGGAGCGACAGAAGAAGCTGGTTTAACAAGAGCGAAAAAGCGTGTTATTAGCTTAATGGAGCAAGGGATTTTAAAACTTACTGAAAAACCGGCAGTAGATTTGACGAATGGAAAAGCTGATGATTTAGCGGAAGCTATTATTAAACAGATGGAAGAAACTGCAAGTATTTTAAGACAAGGTAATTTATTATTTGAAGAAATGGGCGATGCTGTCGTCGTTGATAATTTTGAAGATGCAAAGAAGATTTTGAAACTGGTTGTTGTGGCGAGAAAGTTTGCTATACGATTGAACCGAGATTTAAAAAGGTTGAAACAGGGTATATCATATATAGATTTGGCGATTTTTGCAGATTTACAAACCGCATGGAAAGAATTAGGAAGTGTTTTTGATGTTAGTGCAACATATTTAACAAATATAGATATTGAATTGGTTGGAGATGAAGAACAAGAAC